CGTTCCTGCTGTGCCGCCACTTGTCACCAAGTTGACGCTGATCGTCACATTGCCTGCCGTGGTGTTGGTGGCTGTGAACTTGTCAATGATCGCTTTGCAGTTGACTGCGGTGTACTGTGTGGTCTGTGAGTTTTCAGCCTGCTTTGCAGGAATCAACACTTTGATGGATACGGTCATTTCATTCTCCTTATGTAGCTTCTGCACCGCTGGCGGTGATGGTCAGTCCTGTTGATGCAGCCTGAATTTGAACTGTGTCGCCTGCATTGATTATCTGCACGCCATCGTATTGCAAAGCATTGTTTGCTGGTACTGGAATGTCATAAATAAATGCGTTTGAAGTCCCAGCAGACCCTGCGGATGGCACCAAAAACACACGCACATTGATGGCCGCTGCCGTGGTGTTGGCAATGGTGAATTCTTTGAAAAATGTGCGAGTTCCTGCCGGTACGGTGTACAGCGTGGTCACTCCAGTGGTGATGGCCGCTTGGCCGAGCTTGGTTGGTGTGATTACATCGAAAGCCATGTGAGCACCTGATTTGATCGCACTGAGGCGGTTTGGTTTGCATAGGGCAGGATGCCATTCACATCGTGCGCCAGCTCTACATTGTTACGCACAGGGGCCAGCGCCAGCAACTCAAGTGATTGGGCCAAGCGTGGGATAGCATCCAAAGCCTGCTGCACCTTGGCATTCAGCACAGCGTCATCAACTGCGGTGTCTTGAGCCAGTGCGCTGATCTGGGCCAGCGCGTTGTTGGCGTTGGCTGCCGCGGTGTCTGCCTGGTACTCAAAGTCAGTTCCAGTGATAACCTGAATCTCATCCACGGTGGCAAACAGCATCTCGAACTGCCTGATCTGTTGCTGATCAGTCAGGAACTCAGCAAGCTGATCTCGAGTCAGATTGAGTCTGCGGGAATATGGTGCGGTGGCCATCAGTACACCAATGCCTCGATCTGGGCTTCAAGACGGATGAAGGATACGTGGGCATCGCTGTCGCCTCGGAAACGCTGGATGCGCCAGTTTCGCATGTGGCCCTGCTGGAACCATGCCAGGCGTTTGTTGCTGCCAGTGGTGCCAACGGTGATACTTCGGTCTTGGCTCCAGGCTTTTCCGTCCACGCTGTAGCTGGTGCTGATCTGTGGATTGGTACCAATGGCAACGCTGCCAGTCAGACTGACCAGCTCCAGCTCGTTGAAGATTGCGCCATTGCTTTCGTTGTAGACAATGAGCGTGCCAAACTCCCAGCGTACCTGCTGGCCCCAGTGGTGGCCAGTATCTTGCACAAAGTATCCGATGGTGGTGGATTGTGGGTCTGCCACCAGCCATTTGTCGTAGGCCCAAACCATGTTGCGTGCTCGGTACTGAGCAAATCCAACCACGGTCGTGACCAGCGTGAACCAGACTTGCTCGCCAAGTGCCTCGGATGCTGTTGCATCGTAGACGATGGTGCGGTCTGGCAGGTGCACATAAAGGTGCTGATGGTTCTTGTCGTTGCGTGCTTCGAGCTTGACGGTGGCCAGTTGCACCTCGGTGTATTGCAAGAGCAGATTGTCAATCTCTTGGGTGCTCAGTTTTTGAGTGGTGGCTGCTGCGCCCACATAGATGCCTGGCGCTTCATTGCGACCACCACCCAAGAATGCAATGGCCTGAATAAAAGTACAGCATCCTTGCGTGCCGATCACGCCCTTTTGAATTTGAGCGCCCTCGATGCGTGCAAATGGGAAAAGATCACCGCCAATGTTGTCGAACACCTCGATGGTGTTGCGGTTGAGCGCATAGATTTCATTGCGCAGTTTGAGCAAGGCCACCACTGGGTCTGGATCGGCTTCTGAGCTTCCATACTTCAGAGGATTGACAGCCAGTGGATTGGACAACTCGGTGACGACCAGGTATTGACCATCGGTGGTCATGAAGTAGCCATCCACCCACACCACATCCAGCACCACTCCAAGGTCTGGATCGGTGTTTTGTGTGAGTGTTGATGCCACTGGATTCCAGAAATACAAACGGCCACCAGATGCAATGGCCAGCAGGGTGAAGCTGTAATCAAATGTCACCAGCTCGGTGGTTGGCCCACCAACATCGCCAAGAATCGTTACAGTGCCATTGCTGGCCACAGTCACCAGCTTGGTGCCCATGACTCGATAACAGATGCCATTCCAGTTAATGCCGCCACGGTCAATTCCTGGGCCTGTGCCGTTGGCCACTATGCCGTCGCCTGGTCGCAGGAATCCATTGCTGATGCCAGACTTCTTGGGCACCGGCATCATGTTGACCGGATAGCTAGTGCGCAGCTCTGGCGTGTTGTCAGCGTAGATGCCGTTGAGGATTGGGACTTGCATGGCTTACCACTTGACCTTGTTGGCCCAATATGCTGCGCTCATTTTGCCCTTGGCAATGTTCTCAGCATGTCTGGCCTTGAATGATTCTCGACGAGCCTCGGATGCCTTCGACTCGCCTTCCTTCTTTGGAGACCCAGACACGCCCTGCTGACCGAAGCGAATGGTTTTCACCTGGTCACCGGCCTTGGCCACGACAACGTGGCTTTTGGTCGGATGCGATGGCGTGCGCTTGGGCTTGTTGTAGCCCTCCACGCCAGCGCGAGCAAGTCTTAAGTCTTTGGTGGCCATGATCAGAACAAAATATGCATGTTGTAGTATTCCAGCTGAACCAACTCGTTTGCAGTGGTTGGTTGAGCAGTGATTGCAAATGTCTGATCAACAGTGGTATTGACAGTCAGTGTCACGACAGCGCCTGTTGATGCTCCGTGGCCAGTTGCAGCAACTGCATTTGAGACAATTTGCGAGCCGCCACGATTAACGATGTTCTTCTGAACCGACACGCTTGCAACGTTGGCTGATGCCAGTGTGAAGATTGCGCTTCCACCAAAAGTCATATTCAGGTTTTTGGCATTGGCGCTGTTGGTCAGGCTGAAAAGTGCATTGATCTCGATCTCTCCACCAGTTCCAACTGACCAGCCTGGCACAGTGACAGAGTCCAGCGTGACTGCGGTATTGGCCACAGCAACGACTGCGGTGCCATACCAGACCAAGGCAGTTTGCACGCCACTTTGCGTGCCACTGGTGGTGATGGCTGCACCGCCTGCGGATGCCGACACAGTGAAGGTGTTTGGAGACAACACGGTTTTGACGTAATAGGTCGTGCCAGCGGCCAAGCCAGTTGGCAATGCACCAGTGGTCGTGAAGCGAATCGTGTCATTGACACGCAGGCCATGATCTGTCCAAGTGACCACACCAGGCGCAGCGATGGTGATCGTCACGGTGGCGCTTTTGTAAGCCAGATCGATGGTGACTGCTGTGCCGGTGGTGTCAGTGTCCAATGCTGTGACTGGGTACAAGCCGGTCACTCCAGTGCCACCAGTCCATGTCACATAAACATTTTCACCAACTGCCACGGCTGCTGTGAGACCGTGAGCGCCAGCGCTGTTCAAGCGAACTTCGCCTGCGTTGTTGTTGTAGGTCAGGGTTGCAAAAGTTGCCGCAGGCTCAACCAATCCAATTGGGCCTTTGTTCTCAAATACCAATGCAGGGAAGCTGCGCAGTTGAGGCTGTGCGCCGATGTCGTACTCGACGGTGGCGTTTCGGTTGTCAATGCGGATTGTGCGGTCTTCGGTGTATGGGCCGAAAGTTTGGGCAGTGTTGAACAGCGTGCCAATGGTGGAGTAGTTCCAAGGCTGTGCGCTTGTGGCCACAGATTGCAACAAGACGGTGGTCGACTCATTGCCGGTGTTGCCAATGCTGATGTACTCGCCAACAGGCAGAATCACATCAACTTGGTTTTGAGTCAGGCTTGGTTGGATAAACATGATTTTTGCTCCTAAAAATTAAGCTACTACAGCGCCACGGAATCCAACAACCCACCAGTCTGTACCAGCAAACTGAAGTGTTACCGAATCTCCAACAGCATTAAAAGTGATTGTGGTCGCGCTTCCAAGGTTAGCTGGAGTTAAAACACCAGTATCACCACCAGCTGCTTCTGCAACATAAATAATTGTTTTGAGTTGTCCTTGTGCGCCATCTGCAAGTGTCAATGCATTGCCAGTGGCGGTGGAAGTGAAAGCAGTGGCAACGCTTGTGATATTTACCGCACCAGGGCCACTCAATGCTTGAACTGTTGCTGATGCTCCAGTGCCACCATTTGCGACAGGCAGAGCGCCAGTCACGCCAGTTGTTAGTGGCAATCCTGTGCATGAGCTAAGAATTCCAGATGTTGGAGTGCCAAGAATTGGCGTCACCAATGTTGGTGTATTGGCAAAAACCAAAGAGCCAGTTCCAGTTTCATCTGTAACGGCAGCGCGAAGGTTTGCAGAACTTGGACTGTTCAAAAATGTTTGAATTGCTGCGTTGAAGCCTGCGGTCTCATTGACAATGTTGTACCAAGAATTTGTGGCTTGATAGAAGCGATAGCACACGGCTGCGCCAGCAGTCAATGTTGAGACATTGCCAAAAATAGCAGATGCACCATTCAAGGCAAGAGTAAATGCCGTGATTGTCTGAGTGCTGGTTATCAGCACCTGAGTGCCATCAGGCACGCCAGTGTTCAGTGGCAGGGTGATTGTGCCGGTGGCCAGTGTGCCAGCAGGTTGCAAAATCATCCATTGCTGTTCGCTGACAGGCGTTGGCACTGTCACGTTGAAGCCAGTGCCTGGAACGTACAGGTTGGTGGCCACGGTCGGGGCCGCAAATGTAGCTTGGAAGTATTGCAGCAATGCGCTGACCGACATTTTCCGAGCATCCCCATTGTTCTGGTCGTAGACCGGAATCTGGTTTGCACCAGAGACTTGGCTGATGCTTGAGAGTTGGTTGATTTGTGGCATGTTGGTGGTTCCTCAGTTGTATTCGAGTGGGCCGTCTTGACCGGCCAAGACTGGATCGTAGGGGCGCTGCAAGAATGGGTCGTCGTAGACGCGCCAGGGCTTGTTGCCTGCACCGGATGGCATTGTGCCTGGCATCTGTTGCTCCATTGGCATAGCTGCGCGTGACAGGAGCGTGTTGTACGACTCCTTGGCTGTCATTTTGGTGTCAGGCATGACCATCTTCCCATAACTGGGTGCCAGTTTGATGGCCAAATTGGAGTAGATCGCCTCGTTGGAGCTGTCTGGAACGTTGGTCTGCTCGTCCAGATCGCTGTCTTGAGGGCTGGATGGCAGCGGGTAGGCCAAGCGAATGCCCAAGGCATTCCATGCGGCCATCATGGTGTCCAGCCTGCGCAGGGCAGACTGCAACTGTTCAGGGGTCAGATCAAAGACGTAGGAGGCAAGGCCAATTTCCTCGAAGGCCTGTGTGACGAATTGGCGCTTTGTCCATCCCATGTCATTCTCCTGTGTTTTCAGACAATCTGTCCTGGATCAATTGTCCCAGTTTTTTGTCCTTTGTGCGACCATCAAAGCGAATTCCAAGTTCGGTGGCCTTGGCCTCAAGTTCTTCGCGGGTTGGCCCTGCATCCTCATCGATGGGATCAGGCTCTGGAGCTGGCGCTGGCTCAGCCTTGACCTGCTCACGCCAGTCGAGTGGCTTGGCTGGCTTTTTCTTCTTGATTGGCTTGATGGCCCACTTTGGCTTTGGCTTTTTGAAGCCACCAGCATTGTCGCCTGCGGCTTCGATGGCCTCAGTTGAGGATGCGAACCAGCCTGCTTCCAGCTTTGCGTCGAGTTCTTCTTGCGTCTGGACGCTGTCAAAGTTGTATGTGCCACCACCAGGCTTGCGTTGCTGGCCTGGACTTTTGTAGATCATTGCTGGGAATGATGTGCTCATTTTTTGGCTTTCATGGGCTTGGCTGTTTTTGCAGATGCAACAAATGCAGCCTTTGTCGGTGCGCCTTTTGTGCCAGGCTTGCGCATGCGCTCAGGCGTTTTGCCTGCTGCCTTCTGGTCTGCAATGCGTTCACGCTTGGCGTGAATGTTGGCATATAGACCGGCCTTCACTTCATGGCTTTCTTGGGTGCTTTGCCTGGCTTTCCTGCGGCCTTGGCTGCTTTGGTAGCCACATTCAATGCGATGGCCACAGATTGCTTTTGAGGCTTTCCAGACTTCATTTCTTTGGCAATGTTTTTGCCGATGGACTTGCTTGAGTAACCTTTTGTCAATGGCATGGTAATTTCCTTAATGAGAAAGGGGGGCCGAAGCCCCCCGATCATTTCACAACTTAGGGTTGGTTAAACAACAAGATGCCGGACATTTCAGGCTGCTTGTTGACCACACCGAAGAGGGTGTCCAAGCGATACTTGATCGTCATGCTATCGATGTCGTAGAACTTCTGCATCACCAGCTCCACGCCTTGATCGGTGGTAGCACGCATCACTGCGGTGCCAGCATCGGATGGGACTGCGTAGCGGCCAGGCAAGATTTCCAACGAGTCACGCTGCCAGAACACGTTAATGTTCGAGGCTGCGGTGTTGAGCCAGTTCAGAGGTGCAGCAGCAGCAGGAGTAACGATAACGTTCTTGTACTGTGCAGATGCATCGCTTGCAACTTGGTTGGAAATAATGGGAGGGCTGATCACCATTTGGGTGCCGTTGGTCACGCTGATGACGCGGAAGGTCTTCAGTTGGCCAGTGGACTGTTTGGTGATGTGATGCACTGCAACCACGCCGTCGATCGTGAAGGCATCGCCAGCAACGATGCCAACCGTGTTGGACACGGTGACAGTCTGATAGCGGTTGTCCACGTTGATCTGGCCACCGACCGAGGTCGAAGTGGCTTGGGGCACGTAGTAGTTGAGAGCAGCGTTCTGGGTGTCGATGGTAGTAACACCACCAGCAGCAGCAGCGATGCGGTTTGCGTAGTCGAACTTGTAGGTATCGAAGCCTGCGACCATGCCAACGAAGCTGCGCTCGTATGCACGATCAGACTTGGAGTTACCGAACGAACGGCTGGCTTGAGACAAGTTACCGGCCAGACCGTTGTAGTCACGGCTGGACAAGCCCAAGAAGCGATCGTAGTCAGGCACGCCTTGCTCGTTCATGATGCTGTCGCACAAGGCCACATCATCATAATCACCGGCAGCGGTGGAGACTGGAACGACCAAAGTGCCTTGGGCAGCTGCGGTGTTCATGATCGCCACGTTGATGTCGGATGCGAGCTTTTGCTTGGCTGACTCGCCCAGACGACCTTCTTGCAACGCATCGCGCAGATCGAGGGTGGTCATAGTCCAAGGCACAGTCTTGCTGAAGCCAATGGTGGAAGGCACAGACAATTGGGTCATGTTCTGATACGAACCAGCGATGGTCGTGCCAGGAGTGCTGTTGATGGACTGTGCCATGTAAGGCATGGGACGCCAGATCACGTTGTTGGTACGTGCCATCATCGTCTGGTCTGTGTTGTAGACCGAAACGTGACGAGACAGAACCAGCAAGTCCTGGAAACCTTCGAGGATGTCTTCGAACGCGACGCGTTCTTCTTTTGAGAAACTATTAGCCATGATGGGCTCCTAAATTAAAAAATCATTTGGAAGCTGCTCGCTTTTGCGCTTTGTACTGGATGACTTTCGTCATGTTTCCAGTCTTTTCCGCTTCTGCTCGTAGCCGTTCAAGGGTTGAGTCCACCGCCCCAGATACTCGGCCAGTTCCTGACACGATTCTCTCGGGTGGCGGGGCTGCCCTGCGGTTGGTAACTTTCAATTCTTTCTCCAGTTTCGCTACCGCAAAGGCAAACTTTACGGGGTCTTTAATGTCGGACAGCTCTTTGGCCTTCTTCGGGTTCTTACCGAGCGCGTAGATGACGAGCGCAGGATTATCTGCACCCTGGAGCACCACGCCTTGCTGGGTGATGTTGAATAACTCTTGGGCCACGGCCTCAGCGTCTTCAAAATCTTTGACTCTCAGCTCGGCTTTCGCCTTGCCGTAGCCATCCAGTTTGGCTTGCCATGCTTTTT